GCAGCCATGATTTCTGCTTCGATGTCAATACCTTGTTGGGCTTGTGCATCTTGAGCAGCTTCAAAAGTCCAGCGAGCGCTTAGTTTACGAGACTTAGCTTCAACTGGGCTCTTCAAGATTTGAATGCTCATACGCTTACCTGGTGTACCTTCTAGAGCGGCTGTGGTATTAGCACCACCGTTAGAAGCGTTGTTACCAGAATACGCTTGAGCGATCTTGAATGGGCTTAGTGCCTCTTCACCAGCTGTAACTGTGTCGCCAGATGCAACACCGTCAGCATAACGAACACGTAGAGTGTGGATCTGTGCAACAGGTCCAGTCATTGGCTGAACGCCGATGATTTCGTTAGCAATAACAGTCGGCATAACACGACGGATTACAGGAAGGATAACACGGTTAAGTGTTGCGATGTTACCAGCGCTTGTAGCACCAGCAGTTGCGCTCTCAGCCAAGTGACGGCGTGTGTTCTCTAGGCAAACTGCCATAGATGACTTACGTGTACCAGATAGGCCTTCAAGCAGAGCTTCTTTGGTCTCTGACCATCTTTCATTTAATAATTGTGACATTTTATGTCTTCTCCTTGAATTTAATTATTTTAGACCCGCTAATTTGCGGATGTCTAAGATGTTATCTAAGCCTACCTCGGGCTTGCTTTCACGATTACCAGTTACTTCAGTGCTTTCTGCTAACATAGCTTTTTTGGCTACAGGCTTGGCACCTTCCATTACTGCGGGTAGGTATTTGTCAAATGCAGAATGTAGTTTGCCTGTTTGTACAGACTCTAATAGTTCTTGCATTACGACTCGCTTTTCACCACTTAATGGTGCTACTAACTCAGCCATTACATTCTTGCGCTCCATCAAATCCTTGGTAACACGAATTTCGCGTTGTGTGGATTCAACTAAGTTTGCTTTTTCTGCAATAACTTGTTTAGACTCTGCTAGTTCTTGTTCTTTCTTAGCAATGATCTTTAACAATTTACTTGTCTCAGACTTCTCATTTAGGAAGGAACCTGCATACTCTTGTGCAAACGCTTCGTACAATCTGCGACCAAAGTCGTTGTTACGAGCACTGTCAATATCTTCTTTCAACTGGTGAATTTCAGATGTCAACTTGTTAGTGACTACGTTTTCAACTACTCGTGCGCTTTGTGTAATAAAGGCTTGACGGATTTCATCAAACTTGCTCTTTGCTTCACGGACTAACTTAACTTTCGTTTCAGCTAGATCACGCTTGTCATTTGCAAATTCACTGATTTCTTTTGCTAGAGCATGTACAACAAATTGCTCTAACTTACCAAAATTCTCGGAAACTTTTTTACGGTCACCTTGGAATTCTACTAACTCTCTGCCTAATTGGTTCATAACAAAACCTTCTAGCTTTTTAGCATCACCAGCAATACGTTGTTGGTATTGTAGTTTTGCTTCGGCTAGTGCTTTTTTGTCACTATACAATTCGGCCATTTCTGCGGCCAATCTATCGCTTAACATCTTGTCGATTGCTTCTACCATCACGCTTTTGTCATGACTGTATTTTTGTGCAAACTCTTCACGAAGTTCTGCGGTTACTTGGTCGCGATTTTCTTGAATCTTTTGAGTGAAGGCGGTTTCGACAGCAGATTTTACTTCTTCTGACATAACACCTGACTCTACTAATTGTTTGAATGCGTCCAACATTAATTTCTCCTCGGGCTTATTTTAGACCTTTAATAATTTGCAAGAGAGATTCTTGCAAATATTTCTGGGCCTTTGGATCTTCTTTTACTTCTTTTGCAACCTGGAATGCTTTGTATCCACCACGACTGTTCATCAAATGCTCATAAACAGGTGTAGGATAAGCGCCAGGTGCGCTTGGCTGTGCAACTATATCAACTGTGATAATTTCGAAGTCAGATACTTTGCCGCTCATGTCGTCAACGTTGCCGCTGCCTCGTGAGCTAACGCCGAGTTTTACACCGGCTTCTAACATAGTTCGAATTAAGTTACCCATTGGTGTAGGCAAGATTTTAAACTTGCCATAACCGTTAGGACCCTCCATCCACATATTTGTTATCATATGAGATACACGGTCCAAATTTACTTTAAGATCATCTGGGTGATCAACTTCACCTAAGACAGAGTAACCATTCTGAATTTGATCGTTAAGTGTTTTCACAGCACGTTCAATTTCATCTACAGGGTAGACACGTTGATTAGCGTTGCGAATACCACCTTGAATAGCAATACCCTTCAAGTGAAGATTCTTGCCATCCTTGTCGTCCGACTCGAGAACGATGCCGGACTGATCAAAACTTAGGTGTTCTCTTAGATATGAATGTTTCATCCAGGTTCTCTAATTATAGTTTCTTAAGAAACGTAGGGATCTTAGCAATACTGGTTTGACCAGCTTTGTCGCCTGTACCTGAACCTACTGGTCCTGGACCTGCACCCTTTTTCTCAGCACCATGGCCACCAGCAACTTTAGATAAGTTCTTTACACCCATCTTGCCGCCAGGAACGTTACCGTTCTTGCCTGCATCAAACTTCTCGCCGGCAGTTTTTGTAATACCGTTGTTTACTTTACCTGGGCTTGTGCCTTTGTCAGTTCCGCCTTCTGTGTGGCTTTGTGCTAAGTTTTTAGCATTTGCACCAGTGTTTGGCTTGCCGGAACCGCTGCTAATAGGGCTTCTACCTTCTTGTGGAGCACCTTCTTTATCGCCTGTACCAGCACCTACGTACTGTCCTTGGCCTTTCATGCTGTTCTTGTCCCAATCGTTACCAACTTTTTCAGTGTACTCACGTGTCATACGACGACCTTCAAAAGCTGGTTGACCCATCATTTCCATGTCGTCTTCTTCGCCACCTTCGTCATCGAACTCACCGTGTGGCTCTTCACCACCTTGGGCTTGCTCTAGTTTAGCAAAGGCTGCTTCTAGTTCTTCAATAGCGTTCTTGATGTCAAAAATGGCTGCGTCTTCACCTGCTTCACCTGCTTCGCCACCTTCTTCGTCATCCATAGCACCTACGTCTGCGCCGAAGTCGTCTGTAGCGTCACCGCCCATACCGCCTTCTTCGTCGTCAGCTTCCATGCTGTAGCTGTCTTCTAGGTCAACGGATTCGTCAGTTTCTTCTTCAACTGATTCTTCCATGTCATCATCTTCTTCAGCAGACTCATCCATTTCTTCATCGGATTCTTCGGCTGCTTCTTCCATTTCTTCTTCTTCTGCTTCTTCAGCAATTAAATTCTCATAGATATCTCTTGACTTCTCAACAACGATTTCATGGAATAGCTCATTGGCTTTATCCATTTCTTCATTGACGATCAAGTCTAATAGTTGTTCAAACTTTGTAGACATTGCGGGTTTCTCCTTAATTAGTTTCGCGGCAAGGCTGTAGTGTTATTTAAACACTATTATATAAACGTGTTGGAAATAGGCCAAAAAGCGACTGTTTTTGACCGGAGAAGGTGAAATTTAATAAGTTTTTGTCTAAAATATTTAAATTCTAGACGAAAAATATTAAACTACCTGATTATGCGGGCATTGCTTCCGGAGGAGGCGTTGCGTACATCTTTCTAACTAATGCTAGTTCTTCCTTCTTTTCGGACTCTCTAGCGTCACCTGCTTTACGTAGGTCGTTCAACATACGAAGTGTTAAACGTGTTTTTCTAAGGTCACTGGACTTTAAAACGCTGGTATCGGTGTCCGAATTATAGCGATTATCATCAGTCATATTTGCCTGATTTTTATCAAAGTAAATGAATTCTCTTAAAAACATAGTAATATTTATGCTGGAGGAGCAGTTCCTGGAGCTGCTGGAGCTGCTTCTGCTCCTGGTTCACCTTCCGGAGGAGGTGCAGATGTAGCACCCGACAACGAACTCATGTCTGCACCCATACCGTTTGCTGTGATACCTACTGAACGTAGTTCAGCATTTGCCGGTAATTCGGTGTCATCATCAACATTTTCTTCTTTCCACATTGTTTCGTTTTCTACAATCTCTTCTTGCGTTAGGCCTAAGAAGCGTTTTAATGCAAAGCGTTTGCTGATAAACGGAACAGCTGATACTGTTGTATATGTAGTAACACGGGCTGTATCCATTTCTGTTTGGCGATATGCGGCAAAATTCTGTGGAGGATTAAACTTAACATCAAATATGTTGCTGTCAACATTGATGCCTTTGTTGTGTAGGTACAGTTTAAACTCTGTATCAAACACATCATTCATTAGGCTTTGTAGTCGCTCGCAGTATTTGTTAAATCGGAGTTCTTGGATGTAGGCTGTTCCAACTCTACCATCATTGAAGTTAGATCCTCCGTCATCGGGACCAGTAGGTAGATAACTGCTAGGAATGCGTAAAGCCCTAAACAGCTTATTAGTAAAATATTTAAGATCATCAATTTCTCCTAGGTTAGTACCGCCTGGTAGAACTTCAACTTTACTGCCACGGCCTTCAGCAGTCTGTGGGAAAAAGTAATCTTCGTTGATTGAAAGCGGGTTGTATCCAGCATCAACAACTGTCTGTCCGCCACCTGTTACACTAGGTATACGTCTTTGATTTACTTCGTTTTTAACTCGTTCAACAAAACTCATGGCCAAGTGACTTGGCATGTTACCAACGTCAATATAGAACACTCTACGTTCTGGAGCACGTTGTATACGATAGATAATGATAGCGTCTTCAAGCAGTTCTTTTTGCTTGTAAACTTTGAAAATACTTTCTAAAAGACTTGTTCCAAAAGGAAAATTACTGTCCAAACCTTCACTTAAACTTAGGTGTATAACGTGTTTAGCATCAATGTTATACTGATTTTCTGTTTTAGAAAATCTGTTCCCAGATAAGTTTGTAGGGAACGCACCAGTCATTCCTCTTGATCCGCCAGCACCGCCTTGACCTACACCGCCAGCATATTGACTGCCACCACCTGTGACGTTGCTAGGACTAATAGCAGTTGTAGCCAATGTTTCTAAATTAGGATTGAAATCACGGATAACATATTGCTCAGGCTTCTTGCCTTCACTTTCGTTGACAATGATACGGTCTACTTTTTGTGCATCAACAAACATCCACGACTGCGTTTCTGGATCACGGACAAAGAAACAGTCGCCAAATTTAAATGTGTTTCTTACAATTTTAAAAATACGTTTGTCAAACTTATTAAGTTTAGTCCACTGTTGCATGAACTTTTTAATAATTTTAGTTTCAGTGCCTGTGGCTTGTTCTTTGAAAAATACACGGAACGGAGTACCGCTGTCTTCATTAGTTTGGCTACAGAATTCTGCAAGAATATCCAATGCGGCATTAACTTCACTGTCGCTGTCCATGGTATCGTACTGACCATAACGCTCTAAACGATTTGGGTGTCCAGAATATACATCTGGCAAATAACTCGAATAATTTCTATGCGTGGGATTAGCACGGCTGTCTGCGTTAACAGAACCATTTATAGGACTTAGGTGTCCTGATGTATCAACTAAACTAAAATATTTTCTCCATCCAGCCATATTGTTTTACTTTAAAATTTAAAAAGATCCCCACCTAAATTCTTAATAGAATCATTGCTGTTTCTAGTATACTCTGCGGTTTCTTTGAGGTACCTTAGCATCTCTGCTGTTTGTTTATTTAACGTCTGTAGCTCGTTCTGTAAATTTTCAAAGTGTCTAGTAGGCGCTACAATCTCTGGACCTGCTTCTCCAGCTAGGATGCTAGTTGGAGTGTTTACCATTAATCCATCTGCGGCTTTTTTCTGTCCTGTTAGTGCATCGGCAGCAGATTTGCCCAAAGAACTACCGCCATAAGATCCAAGAGCTCCTCCAATTAGACCACCAATTAGTGTTCCAATAACAGGTACAACTGATCCAATTGCGGCGCCAGCAGCCGCACCTGCAATACCTCCAGCCATGCCGCCACCAACTTCTCCAACTGCTCCTGTTTTTTCTTTTGATGCTTCCTCTTCTGTCATTTTGCCAGATTTAACTTTATCGTTGATGTCACCAAAACTGTTGTATAAACTGGCACCGCCTATCACCGCTCCAGCAGCTCCGCCAAGTTTAGCAAATTTAGAAGCTGCGCCCATTGCTCCTTTTAGGCCACCACCTGTCTTGCCACCGCCACCGCCACCCCCGCCACTGAGGGCGTCTGCGGCGTTCTTTGCGGCAGTTTGGGCCGCCATCAGTTTAAAGGCTGCAACAACCGCTACAACCCCTAAAACTAGAAGTTGAACCCAGCCGTTTAACTTTTCAAATTGTTTAGCTATGATTGTAATTACTTGAGCAAATACATTAATTACGGGAGTTACTATTTTAATAATAGGCAACAATGCACTTAGTATTGTTTGACCTAATTCTTGCATGGCTTTTTGTGCCAGCACCGCATCAGCAGCTTCGGATTCTTTACGTTTCTGTTGTTCTGCCGCAATAGTCTTCATTTGATTTTCAGCATCTTGTTGTGTTTTAATGCCCTGTTGCTTGTTTACGTTATCTGCTCTTTGAAGAGCCTGAGCTGTTTGGGCATCAGGTCCTGACATGAATGACATTGCAGCCAGTGTGCTTTTTCCTAATCTTTCTGCATCTTTGCTAGCACCAACCTGAGCGGCTGCACGACCTTTTTCAACATCCTTCATAGACTTACCGGTATCAGTAACGGCATCACCCATTTGTTTAATACCGGCAGCTACACTAGGACCCATGGCCTGCAATTTTTGTGCTGCTTCAGTCATTGGTGGTAATCCTAGCATTTGAGATTTTAATAAATCAGCGCCTGCTTTACCACCTGTTGCTAATGCATTTTGCATTGCTATTGTTGCTTTTTTCTTGCCTTCTTCATCTAGGCCTTGCATCATTGCTTCATAGGCTGAATTAGCACTTGCTTCTTTTAATGCCTTTTCTTGTTCTTCTCTACTCTTACCTGTAATAGCCGCTAATGCATCTAACTGTGTTAGATATTCTCCTGCGCCCTTGGTCATTGCCGCAGTATTCTGCATTTCTTTTTGGTTACGTCCACCAGTGACTGCTAGATATCCTGCAAGCCCTTCGTTAACTTGTTCGGTTGTAAATCCTAATGCTCTTAAATTGTCACCAGTTTCACTTTTTATTAATGAGTTACTTAAACCAACAAATGCCCTTGCACCTTGATCAACTGTGCCACCTAACTTAGCAAATGTTTCACTGTTGCGTTTCATTAAGCCTGAAAACTGTTCTAGAGTCATGTACGTACTTGCGGCCGCTGTTCTCATGTCAGTTAGACTTCCGCCAAAGCTAACTCCAGCGTCTGTAATCTTTTGATAAGCCCCTAAATTTTCTTCTTGAAATCTTGCAACTTTTGCAAATCCGCTGGCAACTAGTCCAGCAACTCCGGGTAGTCTTTCAAAGGCGGAAAATAAGTCACTGCTCTTGTCAGTGCCGTCGAGTAGTTTTCCACCCAACTGCATCATACCCTCTGCTAGAGCAGAGAATGTCTTTTTAAGATTAATTGCTTTTTCAGCAAGTTCGTTTTGCGCTTTAGTAGAAGCTTTTGCCGCTTCTACAGCGGCTGCGTTAACACCAGCGGCGCCAGCAGTTGATCCTACTGCACCTGTAGAACCTCCCTGTTTCTGAACAGCAGCCAACAGTTGTTTTAATGTAACCTCCGTGGCTGCATTATTCAGTTCTACATATTCATTGCCTATCGATCCGGTGACGTCTGCCATTGTTTCTCAGTGGTTATCTGCGTAGATAAATATTGTATTCATTTAGCATCATTTATTTATCGGAGATACAAACCATGGTAGCCAACGTCCCATCAATGCAACAACCTAATCCATTAGCTTCGTTTATGAGGCAGCCGAAGATCTATATTAGATTGCCCAGCAACAGTGAATATTGGCCTGCAGGCTCTATTATTCCAACAGAAACTGGAGAATATCCAGTTTACTCCATGACTGCCAAAGATGAACTACTATTAAAAGTTCCAGATGCTGTTATGAGTGGGCAAGCTGTAGTTGATGTTATCCAACACTGTATTCCGAATATTAAAAATGCTTGGCCGATGCCTAGTATTGATTTAGATGTTGCGTTAATTGCTATTAGACTTGCAACCTACGGTGAAAAGATGACAACTCCAATTACATTTGGTGATGACATTGAAATGGAATATACTGTTGATCTAAGAAATGTCATGGACGATTTACTCAATACCATAACTTGGGATCCTGTTGTACAAGTCAGTGATGACCTAACTGTGTTTGTACGTCCTATGACCTATAAACAAATCAGCGAAAGTGCCCTAAAAACTTTTGAAACTCAAAAGATCATGCAGGTAGTCAACAACGATAAACTTGAAGAATCTGAAAAGTTAAGATTGTTTAAAGAAAGTTTTAGTAAGTTAACTGACATTACACTTGGTATGGTTAGAAGTAGTATTATCAGAATTGATTCTAGCGAAGGTAGCACAGACAATCCAAAATTTATCAGCGAGTTTATTGAAAACGTTGACAAGGATATCTTTAATAAGATTCAAGAACACTTAGATCGTTTAAGAGAACTTAATACTATCAAACCAGTAACGGTTACTATAACCGATGAAATGCGTGAAAAAGGATTTACAGGTGAAACTGTTGAAGTACCAATGGTATTTGATCCTGCAACTTTTTTCGCATAAGGCTTTTGTATCTCGACAACACCGGTATTGATCGTGTTGTTAAGGAATATGAAAAAGATACAAAAGCCTTAAGAGAAGAACTTTTTAAATTATGTTGGTATATGCGTGGAGGTATATCCATATCAGAAGCGTTCATGTTGACCATGGATGATCGATTAATTATTGGTGAATTAATCGAAGAGAACTTAAAGATGACCAAAGATTCGGGACTGCCGTTCTTTTAAATCATCATTCCTAGAAAGTTGCTCTTAAATTCTGTAACAACTTTCTTCTTCTTAAGTTTCTTTTTCTTTTCTTCAGCTTCTTTAATGCCTGCTTTGTCAGCGGCTTGTATTGCTAGCTTATCTGCGGCAGTTTGTTGGAATCCTGATTTGGCTCTTGCGGCATCTGCGGCTGCTTTAATGGCTGCGTCTTGCTGATTTTTTGCGGCATTAGCTTGTTTTGTTTTCTCTATGTCAGCATTACGTTGGTCAGCATCTGCTTGATTCTTTGCTGCCTTATCGGCTGCGGCTTTTGCAGGATCAATTTCTACTCCCTGACCTGCCGGTGCTGCCGGTGCTGTTCCAGGTGCTGGAGGAGTTGCTCCTGGTGCAGGAGGAGTTTCGGCAGCAGGGGGTGGAGCAGCCATACTCTTTTCTAATTCACCTGCTAATTGTTGTTTACTTGCAGGATCTAATTTATCAACATCTTGCATAATACTACCAATTGCACCGGGATCAGCGGCAGGTGCCGGAGCAGGTGCTCCACCAGCCGGAGCAGGTGCTACGTATGGTCGTCCAGTATCACCAGTTGGAGCAGGTACTCCTTGCGGAGCCGGAGCAGCTACTGGTGCAGTACCAGGAGCAGCAGGAGTAGTGCCAGCAGGAACACCTGTACCGGCTGGATCATCCCAAGATGATTTAGCATCTTTGTATCCTTGTTTAGCATCTTTCCAAGCAGCTTTTACACCACCTA